TGTCCGCCCCTCCTGGGAGAGGGGCTAGGGAGAAAAAACGGCTGAGCAGGTTGCGTAAGCCCTTCTTGCCCTGAGGCGGAGTATTGCCTTTGGTCTTCTCTTCCTCCGAGAGATTGTTGTCATCGGTGTTGCCCTCTTCGGTGGAGGGTGTGTCACCGCCGAGTAGTTGAGATTGCAGGGCTTCCTTGTTCGCCTTCTTCTCAGCAAGGAGCTCGTCGTAGTTCTCGGGCTTGGGGATGCCTGAGAACTCATAGAGGTAGTCGTCTGAGATAGGTAGCCCGATGGAGTTTAGCTTGAGGACAATGTCGACCTGCTGGGTAGGATGCGTCTTATCCTTCTTGGCGTAGACAAACTCTCCGCCCTCGGTATTAAACCCGAGGTTGGAGAAGATGGGGCGCATGTGGTAGTTGAGGACATCGAGGATGGTGTCTCGGTCATCCTCATTCATCTCGTCCTCGACCTCCTTGTGTACCTCGCCGAGCGCTTGTGTACCTACCTTCTTAGCATCCGTTGTGAGCGTATTGCCAAGCACACGGATTGAGATCTTGCTATCCCAGTAGTTGGTAAAGTTCTCAAATAGCTCACCTGTGGCGGACGCATTCTTCGGCTCGTGCAGGACAAGGGAGCTCTCCTTGGGGTGGATGTAGACCGCTGATGATCCCTGGCGACGGGCATCCTCAATGATCTTCCTTCGGGCTTCTTGGTCACCAGCATCATAGGTGTACTCACGGATCGGTATACCGAAGATGTTGCAGAATTTAGCCCAGTCACTGACGTTGCCTCTCTTGTAGAGAATGGCAATCATGATGTCCACAAGAGCTCCAAGGTCACGCTCTCCGCCGACAAAGAGCATATTATCGAACTCCTCAATAGGCGCACCCACCTGGTCGTCTTGGTACTGCAGGAGCTGACGTGTGATTGGATTGTAGTGCTTGCGATTGATTTGATCCGCACGGATATTGCCCTCCTCGTCAAGGTAAAACTGCATCAGGGAGAAGCCCCAGAACTGTGCCAGGGTGATCTCCTTACGTACCTCCTTAAACCAAGGGGAGCGTAACTGTGGGGTGATTACATCGTCGGGCTTCCCATCTCGATGGAACTCAATAGGGATGCGTGTTACCCCTCGAAGGCGCTTGCTTAAGACCCCCATGTAGTGAATGTCTAGCTCTGACGACTCGTAGAGGTCGTATAATCGGGATCGAGAAGGGAAGTCGATCTGCTTGGCTCGACGTAGGCTATTCTGGAACTTCTGCAAGTCGAATAGGAATAGCTCAGGCATCTGTAGGACAACGTCAGGGACGTGATACGAAGAGCCCGAGGAGGAGCGTAGGCTTCCTCCCTGTTGGATACGCTTTTGAGTTCGATTCTTTGCCATTAACGTAGGGTGGGTCTAAGGGTTTCAGCATCAATCTGCCAAGGGCTGTTCATCTTCTGCTCTTCACTGTCTAATCGAGGAGCCCCGTGGATGGTGATCTCCCCTCGGGATACGCCTTTGAGCCATTCAATAGCTCGTTCATACCTATCCTTTCGGATGTCAGCAATCTTATAGGGGTTATGGATGCTGAAGATGTGATAGATGGTGATGTCGAGAGCGAACATCAAGATGAGATTGTGGCGCTCTTTCCCTACGGCGGAGAAAATGGCATCGCAATCATAGATCTTATCCAAGTAGGAGCTCATCTCGGAGATAGTGCGATCCTCGCAAATCTCAATTACCTGAGGATCGTAGTCAGGGTTGGGCTGACCTCCTGCGGAGGTCTCCCTTAGAAGGGAGGAGAGTATTTCTCGGTGGATGCTTGCGTTGTAGTCCTCAGGGGTGATAAAGTTTGCCATAGTCAAATACGATAGGGGTTGCCTTTGCTGACCTCGTCATACCCAATAACCTCTGGAGGATCAAGCTCTGCACTCTTGCTCTTGATGAGGCTGATCCCACCCTCCACGGCATCTAGACCGTCGGCAGGGTATGGTAGGTGCATCTCGAACAGCGCACCTTGATTGATTAGCTCTACCATGTGGGGGTTATCTTGCTCGTCCTCGTTGAATATGAGTTGCCCGAGTCGGTCAAGAGGCTCTAGATTATTCTCAATGCGGACTGCTTTGTCGGTCTTCTTGCGCTCATCGGGTCGGATGTGAATCTCTTCGCCCCTGCGCTTGATCTCCTCTCGTATGAGTGGCTTGAAGACTTGTTCGTAGAAGGGATCTTGCAGTTTATTGTTCTCGATGTAGAAGTATACCTCCGTCTTGCCTCCGACCCATTTCTTTAGGTCAAAGTACCAGCCGATAAAGTTGGCATTGGTCTCTCTAGCGAGGTAGCCTTTGATGACATAGTACTTGTCTCCCAGCTTACCTATTAGCCAGAGAGCCTTGAAGGAACCTTGCTTGGTCTTTCGGTCACTATAAGCGGGGTCGCCATAAGCGATCAGATACTTAAATCGCTTGAGTGGTGGGATTTTACCAAAGGCAAGATTCTTGAAGACACTCCCTTCGGAGAGCGGGTTGTTGAAGTACTCTTTCTGTTGGGCTGAGCGAGGGATATTCTCGAGCGTTCGGTCGATCATCTCCTCGCTGTTTTTTGCTGGCCACGTCGACCGCCCTTGCTTGTCTCGTATGTTGATGATGTCCCAGTGCTTGGCTTTTTCTCCTGCACGCTTGACACAGCAGTCTTTTGCGATGATGTTCCCGCACCAGATGATCAGGGTTGGTTCGCTGATCGATCGTGTCGGGTAGAGCGCCTCGTTGAACCAGTCCCACTTCTTCTTGAGGGTCTCGGGGTTACGGCAGTCTTCATCGGTGTCGTAGTCGTCGGCGACGAGCACATCGGGACGTATTGCCTCATTACGACTGCCTCGAGGGGCAGACCCAGCACCCAAAGCCAAGAATTTTGCGCCAGAGCGAATAGTGAAATCTCGCTCAGTCCACTGACCAAGGTTCACCTGGTTGCCATAGAGTTGCTTAAGGCGAGGGTTAGTCTCAAAGTTGACCTTGTATGGAGTGAGTAGTCGGATGGCACTATCCACGGTAGCGCTGGTAATGACAAAGAACCTCTTACGACCCGTGAGGGCTAGATACATCAGCACCATCATTACGATGGTTGACTTAGCCAGCTCTCTCGACCAGGAGAGCACCTCATACCATTCATCATGCTCTATAATGCGCTTAATCGCCTTGATCTGGAAGGGAGCGAACTCATACTTGGCGTAGCCAGGGAAGAGGTACTTGCACCACTGCACAGGGTCAGCTTCAAGCTCTTTGCGTAGCTTGTCAATCTGACCAGCCGTGAGATTATGGTCAATGAGAGCATCCCGAGCAAAGGACTTGTGGAACTCCTCCCACTGCCTGAGGGCTTGCTTTTCCTGCTGTGTCATCGCTTGGAGTTTGCTTGGTCTTTGATGAAGACATCCATGAGGCTGTTGAAGGCTTTGGCTTGCTCCACATCGAGGGGACGAAGCCAAGCGAGGAAGCGCATGCAGACGCTGATGACTTCGCTGATGCCGAGGTCATCTTGTATCTTCTTGATGGAGGTGGCGAGCTTGAGCATCGCATCAGCTTCTGCGGGGGTGGCGTAGCGTGCCCCCTCCTCACGACTGGTGATGGTGCGATTAATCTCGGCTATCTGTTGTTGCCACTGAGCGATGAGCTGAGTAGGCGTTACCGAGAGTGATGCTTTAAGCTCCGCCCAGCTGTCCTCCTTCGACCAGCGGATGATGGTCTGCCGAGAGACCCCCACCTTTACGGCAATCTCCTCCTGAGTGTAGTTGCCGTCGAGATAGAGTGTGCGGGCGATACTCCGCTTATCAATCTTGCTGTCCGTCTTCTTCGCCATCCTTTCTGTCTCTGATTTGCTTGTAACGGTAGTTGTAGTCTACGCCAAAGAGAGCGCCCGAGAAGGTGGACATCTCACCAAAGGCGACTAGAATGGAGTTGTGAATCTCCCCGAGAGGCTTAACCATGAAGCCTGCAAAGAGGAGGAGGACACCACAGATAACAAGCGCCGTTGCTACCCATAGCTGTACTGTTAGTTTATCTCGTTTTGTCATCTAATAGTGTGCGTTAATTTGCACCTCTGAGGAGGTGATCTTGATGCTCTCTACCACCTCGCCGTCTAACTCTAGAGCCTCCCTGATGCGCACACGCCAGTAGAGCGGGTCGTGATCGAGAAGCATGTCCGAAATGCCTACGCCTAGCGCAGGGTTCTCCTTGAGCTCTCCCTTGTGGGACTGAATGATAATCGCCTGATTCTGTGGGGTGATCTCCCCCAGTTGGAGCTCTCCCGAGGAGATGAGAGGCTGGTAGTCGGAGTCGATAAGTATACCAATCATATAAATGCTAGCTGAGGCGGAATCCGAGGGTGATCTCTCGCTTGCCCCCCTGTGAGCTAAAGGAGGTTTTTACCGATCGGACGAAGTATGAGCCGTCCTGCTCGGGGTAATCCTCGTCGTGCAGTGTCACCGTGTCGCTGGGCTTGCATTCGGGGATGAGCCAGCCTGTGATCGTGCCGTCGTAGCCGTCATAGGTGCGACGCAGGAGCTCGGACTCCCCTCGACGACGCATGGAGGCTTCGTCGCTGGTCGGGCATTTCACCTCGACCTTGTCGCCTCCCGTTGTGCCGACTTCTACCTGGCGCACCTTGCCGTCGGGAAGTAGCGCCTTAACTACCACCTGTATTTTCTTGTCCTCGGCTCGCTTGTAGCTGAGGTCGGCTTTTTCGACGTTGACCGCAAAATCATACAGCCTCTCTTTCCCGATGACTTCCCCTGGGGGGTGCACGTGGAGGGTCGTCCCATCAAGGTAGATGTCTGCACCGCTTTCCTCTTGCACCTTCTTCAGCACGTCAAAGGCTGTAGCATTGTGGATGGTGAACTTATCGTAGGTCCACTCATAGCTACATACCACCTTATACTCTGTCCCAATGGTCTTGCAAAGCTTTTCGAGGAGCTTTCGAAGGCTGATCTTCTTAAGGACCTCATTGGCGACGGGCTTTCGGAAAGCGTATAGGTCATCCTCGCAGTAGAGGGTGATTGAGCCCTTGTCCGTTGAGATGCGCTGGAGGTATCCCGTGAACTCATCTATAAGCCCCGTCTCGTCATAGCCGAGGGCGATGCTCACCTTATCTCCCCGCCTCAGCTCCTGCTCGATGGAGAGTCGCTTGTTGTACTCGCTTGCTGGGAGCGTTATGGTGGCGGTGTCCGCCAGGAGCTCTACCGACCGATGGATATCCACCTTATCAAGCATTCCCAGCGTGTGTGCCCCAACCTTAACCTCATAGATCATCGTGTACATGCTACTTGAGTAGGAGTTTGTAGGTGTCGTCCGAGAGGCAGGAGAGGGAGTAGTTCTGGTTGCGTACCCCAGCGGTGTGTGGGATCTCCCAGCTCTCAATGACGAGCCTAGAGATGCCAAAGAGCTCTAAGAGGGGGGAGGTAGCTATAACCTCTCCCGCCTCACAAAACTTGCGCAAGCGACGTACGTCATCCTCTGGGTAGCTGTCTGACTCGCTCATTAGTATCCCCTCGATCTTGACCGAGTAGTCGTCCAGCGTCCAGCGCTCCTTGATGGATCCTCTCGCCTTGCTCTTGGCGACTTGCCTCTTCGTGATGATGTGCTTCCCCGTGATCGTGATCATGGGCTCATAGGGGAGTAGCCAATCCGTCTCACCAGCCAGTGGCAAGCGCAGGGAGAGCGGGAGCA